ATGAATACTCAACACGTCGAGCTTCTTGAAGCTTGGAGAATACATCTCATTGCGGCGCGGGCATCACGGGAAACGATCCGGCTACGCACGTACTATGTGAGACGCTTTTCACATGATTACGGCCGTCCGCTCGAACGGGTCACGCTGCGAGATCTGGAGAGCTGGATTGCTGCGCATACCTGGTCAGCAGAGACCGCACGCTCGGCGAGGAGCTCACTCGCCGCGTTTTGGTCCTGGGCTGCGGGCGAAGAACTCCTGGCATCCAATCCGGCGGGCAAGCTGCACGCGATATCCGAGGCAGCTCCCCATCCCCATCCCTGCCCAGAGCGGCTCTACCGGGCCGCTCTGGAGGCGGCGGATGACCGGCTGCATCTCATGCTCAGGCTTGCAGGTGAGGCCGGGATGCGGCGCGGCGAAGTCGCCCAGGTGCACGCACGGGATGTGGAAGAAACACTGCTCGGCCCGGAGTTGTGCGTGCACGGCAAGGGCGGCAAAGAGCGGCGCGTCCCGATCTCTGCGAGTCTCGAACGGGAGATTGTGGCGGCCTGCGCCGGAGGGTGGGCCTTCCCTACCCCGGCGGGATCTCATCTCACGCCTGGGCATGTGGGCAAGCTGGTCGCCAACGCGCTTGAGCCGCCGTATTCCATGCATTCGTTGCGGCATCGGTTTGCGACGCGGGCCTATGGTGCGTCCAACGATTTGGTGGCCGTTCAGGAATTGCTCGGGCACGCGTCGATCAAGACAACGCGGCGCTATGTGGCGATTGCCGATGAGCGGCTTCGCCTGGTGGCGGCCGCTGCGGCATAGAGAGCGGTCCCACAGAATAGAAACAGAATATTTCTCGGCACTCTGTTTCACTCTGTGGGCCCGCATTGTTAGATGGCCTTCTTGATGTCCCGAAGCTCGATGTCATGGCCGTGGAGCCGGTCAGCGATGAGGCTGTGCGTTTCGATTGCTGATCGGCTCATTTGCTTTTGGGATTCTGCGATGAGATCGAGCTTTTCGTCTATGCCGGTCACGCGGTCGGCGAGCGAAGAGCCGTGGTCGGGTTGGAGCTGGGCTGTGTCCGCACGCACGCGGCGGAGACCACGGACCTGCACAATAACACTGGCCGCCGACGCACACAGGGCTCCAATAGCCGTGATGAGTGCTGCGAGGGCGTCCACTCACGCTCCCGTCGCAATCGCCGTATCTGCCCGGTCAGGGTCAGCGAGACTGGTCAGGACTGAGAAGACGATGCCGCCGAGGGCGATTCCGGCGGCCTGCTGGAGGTCCATAGACCACACTGTGGAGCCGACGGTCACGACAGACAGCGCGGATTGCGCGGCGGTCTTGATCGCGCGCTCGGCGGTGCCAACCCAGAAAGATTTACGGCCGTATTTCATGCGGTCTCCTCAGTCGTCAGGGTGATGGAGATGTCCTTGAGGGCGGCCGCTACGGCGGCATTGATGGCGTCGGTGACCGCGTCGGCATCCAAGCCCTGGGATGCGGCGAGGGTGCCCACAGCGGCCTTGAGAGCGGCGATATCGGCGGTCTGCTGGGTCTGGTTCTGCTTGATCTTGTAGAACTCCGTCGCGTTGCTCCCGCCTCCCATCCATTTCCAGATCGCATCTGTCTTTGCTTTGATCGCGTCGAGCGCTGCTGATTGTTCCTGGTTCATGTCTTCCTCTTCTTGTTGGTCAATGATGATTCTTCGGACGGTCCACTTGGTCGCGGCTCCGATAAGCCAGCTGGCGGTGACCTGGTGCTCCGTCGGCCCCTTCCCCGGCCCGCCGTGTCCGAGTGAGGTGGTTGAGGCGGCGGCGGCGATCATTTCGACGTGCGTGATGACGCCCGGACGGGTCGGATCGAGGGCCATGCACACGAGATCACCGGGTTGGAGCTTGGCAACCAACCGGTTGAATGCGGCGATGCCGTGGCCACGCGCACCGGTCCATGAGCCGATCTCCGTGCCGGCCTTCGCCTGGTCATAAGACATGCCGCCGATCTCGTAGCCCAGCGGCTCATAGGAGGCGTGCGTGACGTCGGAGCAATCCCCGGCCAGCCGCTTGAGCATCTGGGCCATCGTCGGTGCCACGTAGGCATTCGTGTAGACACATCTGCCGGCGAGGCTTCGCATGTTCGCCACCACCGCCTCCTGCTGCTGCGTGATCGTCGTCATGCGGCCACCAACCACCCGCACGAAACATAGACGGAGGTCATGCCCGATGATCCATTCTTGTGGAGGATGAGTGCGCCGGATGCGTCAACTTCGAGAGTGGCACGCGGCGTGTGCTCGGCTGCTGTGCCGGAGATGAGGCCGTCGATGGAGAAGAAAAGATCTTCTGTCGGGCGGGAACCGGCGGGCAGCGTCCCTACCTGAACCGTCCGGTCGCTCGTCGTGGCGACGGGGATTGTTCCGGAGTTCAGGCGCATGCGGCCGGTGAGGTAGGCCACGCCGGCTTTGATGCTCAGTGTTGGCGGGTTGGCGTTCCACGCGGCAACCATCGACACGGGCACAATCTTTGTGGTTTCGAGGGAGAGAATTCGCGCCGCAATGGAGGCCACATCAGTATCAATCGCGGTGGCGAGGGCGTTGATGTCGGCGGGAGGGTTGTTCGGGCTGGCGAGGTTGATGGAGTTGGGATAGCCACGGTTGGGTGTTGCCATCAGAGTTCCTTTCGTAGGGTGATCGTTGAGGATGCGGCGGCGTAGTCCTGCACGGTCTTTTGGATGATCCAGTTCTCGGCGGTTCCGTCGATGCTCACCTGCACGGTGGCGCCGATGGGGATGCCGATAAGCAGATCGGGGGTGGTGAGGACCGCTTCCCGGCCGGTTTGGATCGCGCGGGAGATAAGGGCCGCACCGCGCGCCTGGGCAAGTTGGGTGGAGGCGGATACCGCCGTTGTGAGCTTCTTGAGGCGGCGGCCGGCTGCGTCCACGCCGAACGTGGGATCCGGTGATTCCACGAGGACGGTCGTTCCGTCGGTTTTCGGGACCTGCGCGGCGTTGTAGAAGTCGTCGCGGGATGTGGTCTCCTCAAAACTCACAATGTTGGAGCCGGTCATGAAGTAATAGGCCGGGTCGGCCATGCCTGGTGTGGGTTGGATGATGAAGCCAGTTCCGTCGTAGAAGCACTCACATGTGGTTCCTATGGCTGCGTCACAGATCTGGGTGACGAGTCCCCATGGCTGCGCGGTGGGCTCCCATACGAGGGTATCGGTGCCGGTCAGGAAGAGCGTCTGGGCTGGGATGGTGGAGGTAATCGGGGCATCCGGGATGACCGCGCGTATCAGGGCGGTCAGGGCGGCGAGGACGGTCGAGGATGCGGTGAACACGCGGGAGATCTTCGCTGCGTCGTCACGCACGAGGGACTCGGCTCCCTGCATCGTGAGGACCGTCTGCGCCGTCGAGAGATGCCGGGCATATTTCGCTTGGCGGAGGTAGAGCGTCCGGGAGATCGTGCTGGTTTGCTCAGCCCGGTCGGGAAACTCGAGCCACTCGGTAAGGATTGCTGGAGGGGCGAGACGGGCATCAAGGGAGGCATCGAGACGGCCCGGAATTGTCGCATCAAGGGTGAGGTAGTCCTGCCCGTCCCGGTCTATGGTGAGGGATAGAGCTGCGGTGGGCTGCGAGATCCCGCCGATGGTGAGGGTTGCCCTGGGGGTGACAGGCTCGGCGGCCTGCATGCGCGCCCAGGCGGTCTGCTGGCTGATGAGTGTGGTCATGAGGCGGAGGCTTTCATTGCGAGGCGGTCAGAGTAGGTGGGGAAAGCAGAGAGTGAGGCATCGTAGGTCGGGTGGGCTGCGAGGTCGTCTCCGTAGGATCGGCCCACAGCGGATTGAATAGGGCCGGCTGGCCATGCAACTTCCTGCGCGTCGAGTTGGACCTTCCACACGGTGGCCGCCCCGTTGGCCGCTGCGGGCGACAGCGCGGCCGTGAGGGGCACAAAATACATATCCGCCGAGTGTTCGGGCAGCCGGAGCATGTACGTATTGCCGTAGGCGAGGGCAGCGCGGAGGGCGTGAGCGTCGGCGAGGGACTCACAGATGACGGTCAGGCTCGGGGTGCGGGCGAGCTGCACGCCGGGGGTGACGCGCGGGAACTCCGATCCGATGATGGGGGTGACGATGTTGCCCCATTCCCATCCGGCCGACAGGTCGGGGATAGTCAACGCCTGGTATCGGCGGGCGGGATCGGTGACCGCGTGAATGATCGGGGTCGTGATCCCGGAATCGGTGACGCTGGCCGTTCCGAAGTCGGAGAGGCTGGATCCGATGCGGGTCTTCAGCGTGTACCGGACTTCGCCGACGAGGGATGCTTCGGTGTCCGTCAGGGTGGTGATGACGCCGGGAGCGGGCGTCAGCCCGGCATCCAAGCGCACGGGACGGGTCCCGTTACGATCTGTGCGGGTCAGGCCCATGAATGCTTCTTGGACCGGCGCGGAGGCGAAGGAGAAAGCGATATCCACACCGAACGTGGAGGTGTTCCATGCGGCTGTGAAGGAGGTAATCATCAGATCTCCATTCTCGATTGGGTGATCGTGAGAGCGATGCGCGCGGCGCGCATGCCTAGCTCGAGGGTGCGGACCGCTTGCTCTCGCTCGGTCGCGCTCGGGATCGTCAGGTTGATCTTTGTGAGGATAGATTCGGGGATTTCACCAAAGGCTTGTTTTGTTTTCGAGGCTTGGAGTTGTGCTTCGGCGGCACCGGTTTGGCGCAGCTGGGTGGCAACGTCGGACGGGATGAGGCCGAGGGACTCGGCCAGATCTATTGCTTGATCGCGGTTCTTCCCGGCAGCGCCCGCCGTCTCGATGAACTGCTCGGCCTGCTCCTTCTGGAGGGCGGTCAAGTCACTGGAGCTTGCCCCGGTGTCAGAGAGGGCATCCTGCTCGGCAAGGAGGGAATCGGTCAGGTCAGAGAGCGCCGCCTGGTTGTCCGTCCATGCGGCTCCCGCGCTTTTGTGGCCTTCGATGTTGTCTTTGATCGCGTCCTTGGCGGTGGTGAACGCGTCGGCGGAGTCAGCTTGAGCTGTGGCCAGATCGCGGGACTTCTCGGCGTCGTCGTCGGCAAGAAGCCCGTGCTCGCGGAGATAAGCGGAGTTGGTTTTCACGCTGCGCGAGGTGCTTTCCACCTGCCCGGAGTAGGCCTCCCAGGCTGCGGCATCCTTATCAATGGCCGTTGCCTGCGACTTGTATTCGTTCACACCCGCCCGGTTGGTGGTCTTTGCGGATCGCTCGGCGGTATCGGCCTTATCCCAAGCGGACTCCTGGGCTTGGGTGAGGGCTTGCGAGACGGCGCGGCCGTTGTTCTTCGGGTCGGCCACGGCGAGGGCCACATCTTCGCGGGAGAGGCCCGTGGCGGTCACGATACGGTTGAACTGGGATGCGTCCATGTCGGCATCGTCGGTGCCGTTGATTTGGTTGTTGAAACGCTCAACGATCTGCTCGTTCGTGAAGTAGGCGTTTGCGTTTTCCAGCATCGCGTCATACATCGCCTTGTTGCGAGCTTCGATCTTGTCGGATCCTTCGCTCCACTTGGTGACAGTGGCCGCAATGATACCGGCGGCGCCGCCGAGGAAGAGAGAGCCGAGGGGTCCGCCGATGGCCATGGATCCGGCAAGGCCGCCAAACGTGTCGGCGACGATGCTCACCATGCTCTGAGCTGATCCGTCGAACGATGACATGGTTTCGCCCCAGTTGGAGGAGAGCTCATCCATGGCTTCTGCGCCGGCTTCAGAGCCGCCCTGCATGCCCGTCCCAATGGACTCCTTGGCTTGCTTGCCGGTCTTGTCGGCCTGCTGAGCGGCTTCTTTCAGCGCTTGGGTGAGATCCCGGTCAATAGTCTTGGCGGCATCGTCGGCGGCGTCGTCAATCTTCTTGAGGGAGGTCTTCTCATCACCAAGCTTGTCGGCTGCTCGCTCGGCGTCCTTGAGGGCGTCGGTGAGGTCGTCGGAGGTACCGGCCGCATCGTCCAAGGACCGTTCGAGCTTGTCAGCGTCGGCCTTCTCGAGCTTCTCAGCGGCCTTGGTAGCATCATCGAGGCCGTCAGCGAGCTTGTCAACGCCGGACAGGTCGGCATCAGTGTTGAGCTTGATGTCTATAGCCATCAGGACTCCTTCAGGACTTCATAGATGCTTTTCGTGAGGGTTTGGGCGTGGAGCTGGGCGGCGCGCTTGACGAAACCGGACAGTGCCCGGCTGGTCACGTACCCGTTGCGACGGCGGGCCGGGAGGCCCTTGGTGGTGCGCCGGGTGACCATGTGGCGGCCATTACCAGATCGGTTCTTCCGGTAATACCTGGTGGTGATGTTCTGGTTGGTGGCACCGAACTCATAAAACACAGCGAGCTCGCCGAGGGTGTACAGCTTATTGGAGGGCGATTTGCGGGACGAGTTCGCGGCCTTCAAGATTGTGGGGACGCCTGCCTGCACAGTGTTCCCGGCCTTGAAGAGCATCGGGTAGGGCCCGCCGACGCGGGAAGCGGAGGAGGCCACTTCGTCTTTCCAGATCGGGTTGAACTCGGCCCGCTGGTACTTCTTGAGCGTGTTCTTGAAGTCCTTGGGCAGTTGGCGGAAGCCGCGCTGAACCCGTGCGACTTCGTTACGGCTCCCGCCATCTACCGTGATCCTCATCTCACGCGGCCTTCGGGGTGAAGGTCGGATCTCCGATGAGCTTGAACTGGGCGGTGGTCGTGGCCACGGCTGTGGGCGTGCCGCCGAACTGGGCGGGCCGGCCGAGGTAGCATTCAAAACTCACGTTCGCCGTCTCAGTTGAAACAGGTTTGTTGGTCACGGTGGCTTTCACACCCTTGTTCGCAAGTAGATACATGAAGAGTGAGCCGGTGGTCAGGTCTTGGGCAAAGGTGGGAGTGAACGTGGAGGGAGAGTTGATCGGGATGGAGAGGTTCTTCCCGGAGACCGCTTGGAAGTCGGCGGCCGCTTCGGGCATGTCGAGACTCGACTGAATGACAGCATCAGCGAACTCGGTTTCGACCGTTCCGATCTTGATGACGATGGAGGATTTGCCGAAGACGAACGGGTTATTCGGTGCCGTTGTGGCAGCCATGGTGTTTCCTTATCGGTAGTTGGGTGTAGGGATGGTGGCGGTGATTTCCCAACCGAGAAAGGTTGGGATCTGGGCCGCATTGGGGAAGATCCCGGCTTGGGCGCGGAGCTCGGAGTACCCGGATGCGCCGAGGTCATAGAGTGCATCAAACAGCAGGGTCAGGGCGTCGTCGAGGGCGTCGTCAGCGGCTGGTCCGGTCCCGCCGTGCATGAGGCGGAACGTCAGCGTGTTTTGCCATTCGAGGCCGCCGGCTGATTTGTGGTCAGTCCATAGACCGAGATAGATCTGGCCGGCGGCGAGGTTATCAGGGTGGGTAGCGAGGCCCGGCCGGATGATCCACGAGGACGGGAGCTTCTCGGTGAGGGCGTCTGCAATCTGCTTGTGAAGCGACATGGAGGGTCCTATCCGAGGCGGCTAGCGGGGGTGGTGGCAGGGATGAGGAGATCCCGCGCTTTCAGCACGAGATTCCACGTCGAGACAGTGACAGGGAAACCTTCCGGGCCGATCATTTGTGCTTGCCCGCCCCGAAGCGAACTCCACTGGTCAATGGCCACGTAGAGTTCGGCAATCTTCTTGGAGGTTTCCGATACGGCGGGTTCGCGGCCGTTCAGCCAACCGGTCAGCTGGTCATGGGCGATTTCGAGCAGATCGCCCAGGACAACACTGGGAACGGTATCGGCGTCCGCCCACAATGAGCGGATCCGGGCTAGGTCGGCGGCGTCGCCCGGATCCGTCCACGAACGTACGTCGTCAGGCTCAGGCTGCGACATACGGGGTGACCTTCAGGATTGCCTTGGCATCATGCAAGCGTTCGTAGTGATAGCCGTGGAGCGCTTCCGAGACTTGCCCGGTGGCCAGAGATAGGGCGTTCACGCGGATCGGTGCGCCGGGCAGCGTGTAGACAGCGAGGGCGCGGGAGTCGGCGATGAAGACGGACGAGGCGGGGATGCCCAGACCGGAGCCATCAATGATGGTTGCCGATTCGGCGGTGCCTTCCGCAATGCCCATGCTGATGGACAAGGAGGCAAGCTTATCGCGATCCTTCGCCGTGGCCACACCGTAGGCCTTATCTTCGCCGAGCACGATGATGTTGGGGATCGCGCCCTTGCGGGTGAGGGCCTGCATACCGGAAACGATCTCAGTGATCGCCGGATCAACGTCCGTGCGCGGCTCTTTCGCTGCGAGAGCCGTGGCGTTCGCTGTCACGAGGGAAGCTACAACGAGATCAAGCAAGCGGTCCCAGTAGTTGAAGCCACTCTGGATGTAGGACTCGATGAACTGGGTTTTGCCGAAGTCGATGGCAGCCCGGTCGTAATTGAAGCCAACAGCGGCGCGCTTGGCCTGCTCATTGAATGGGGTCACGGTCGGCGGTGTGATCGTGGGAAGAGTGCTCGGAGCGCCGGTGTAGTCGGCAAGCTTGAGCTCGTTCGTGATCGGGTTGTCGAAACCTTGCACCCACAGATCGGTGAGGTCTTGGTTGGTGAAGCGGTTCCAGAGGATGCCGTAGGACTGGCGGGCCTTCCATAGTTCGCCGATCCATTGCGCCTGATGATCATTCTGGAGCGGAGCTGGGACATCGGCGAGCGGGACGGCTGCGGCGAAGAGATCCGTGCCGGTGGCCTGCATGGAGAGCTTGGCAAGAAGGCCCTGGTCTTGGGTGGAGATCGCGGCGGCCAACAGGCTGGGGAACGGTGTGACTGGCTTCGCGCCGCCGGTCAGGGCTGCGGGGACGGGTTGGGTGATCTTTGGTGGCATTGGGGGTTCATCCTTCTTTGTGGTGGGTTCGGTGTATGCGGCGGCGAGGCGGGCGGAGGGGAAAGCGGGGTTAACGACGGCTCCCGCGCCGACGAGGCGGCCGGCGGTGAGTTCGCCCTGCTCGTTGATCGTCACATCATCGAGCTCGATGGAGATCCCGCTGCGCACGCCGGCGGCCGCTTCCACGAGGAGATCGTTCCCGGCCGACGTTGCAAGGATGGACACCTCACAGTCAAGCCCGGTGTCTGTGTCGGTCAGTGCGGCGAAGGTGCCGACGGGTTGGCGGCGGTCGTGCTCGAGGTTGAACTGGAGATCTGCGAGATCTTCGGGGAGGGTGATCACTCCAGGGGCTGCTTTGACGAGGCCGAGAGATGTCGAGCCATATTCTTCGTAGGGCAACAGATGGTAGGAGAGGGTGCGGGTATCGGTATCGGCGGCGAAGAGCGTGCCGAAGAGCTGAACACTCATGCGGGATCTTCTTCCTTTCGGGGTTGAGTGTTTCCGGTGTTCTGGGTGGAGGTGGTCTCTGCGAGGCCCTCGAGGGCCGCGAAGTCGAAAGCAACGGGAGGGGCACCCTTGGCGCGCACGTCCGCCTGGTTGAGCCGGTCGGTGATGATCCGGGAGATGGGTTGGATCGTGAGGGTGGAGAACTCCCGATCTCCTTGCAATGCGTTGCTATACGTGTCGCTCCCGCCTTGTTTGGATCCGGCTACGTAGTCCGGATCAAGATTGGTGAAGTTGGCGATATCGAGCCGGGTTTCATTACGGGCAGCCGAGAGAGCATCTATCTGGGCCGCGCTCATGATTTCCAGATCGAGGCCATACGGAACCCACGCGATGCCGCCGGCATCGTTCTCGAGCACGAGCTTGAGGCTTTTGATCGCTGCGTCCTTCGTCTCTTTGTCGCCGGCGAAAGCTTGGGTCTCCTTGAGGAGGATGCGCGGATTCGGCATCGTCGAGGCGCGGGAGATCGCGCGGGAGAGGCCAGAGTATTGGCGGATCGTCTCGGCCGCGGTATCGCACAGGCCCGGACGGCCGGCGGTGAAGTACAGGCAGTTCTCAGGTGGGAGTTGCACGCCGCGAAGCGTGATCTGCCCGGCGTCCGTGGTGCCCCATTGATCCCGGCGCACATATGCGCCTTCTACCACGGTGCCCTGGGCATCGCGGCGGATGATCCACAGGGCATCGCCTGCGGGGTGGAGGATGAGATCTTCCACGGTGAGCTTGAGGGCGAGGGAGAGCGGGAGCGCGCCGATACCGAAAGACTCGGTCAACCACGCGGGCGCGCCGGTGAGTTCGAGGCCGCTGATCGTGTTGGAGATGAGGGAGACGGCGCGGGACACGGCGGGCACGCGGAGCGCTTCATCCCGCGTTACCGTGGTTGTCGAGGAGAGGCCGTCCGGGAATACCAGGGCTTCGAGCGCCTTGGTCGGCGCGGTCAGGGCCAACGATCCAGCCGGGCGGGTCTCAGCAACCGCCGGTGTGCGTTTGAACGGCCAAGTGAAAGCCATACACCCTCCCTGATAAGGGTGGCCCTCCCGCGCCGCGTCAGGAACAGCTGGAGTTTATGAGCACTCCCCAAACAGGAGGACCACATCCCTATTATTACACAAATATTCCAATTTCGATTATTTACGCCGGGCATGTCGGGGTTACTTCTACGCTGGGAGCATGTTTGCATCCAAAAAAACAGGGAATCTATTGGTTTGGTCGATGGTTTGGGGAGGTGCCGCGGCTCTCTGTGTTTTTCTCAGCACGTTGAAGACTGATGAATACGGGTACTCGGGCCGGGAACAGGTGCCGATTGCGGCAGCTGGATTCTTTGTTTTCCTTGCGGTCTGCTTTGCCTTCGTGTCATGCCTGACATTTGCCGTTGGGCTGTTCAGGGTCGGAGCGGCAGCCGACAGGGTGCTAGAACATGAGGGGTTGGGGGATGTAGGTGCCACCGCGTCGGCGGTTCTCGGCGGCGATGCTCAGGGCCAGAGCGGCGGCGTTCATGAGACTGATGTTGTCGGCCGGGCGGACGCGGGAGAATAGCCGCGAGCCGTTGAAGTACCGGAAGCCCACACTGCCTACTTGAGCGTCAAGGTCCGGATCGGCGGCATGGATGAGTGTCCGGTCATCTATCGCGCGCATGAGCAAGCTCACACCAGCGGCCTGATCCATTGAACTACATGAGCGGAGCTGAGGATAACGGCGGAGTCCTTCGATGTCCTTGGCGACGGCCACGTTATCGCCGAAGCGGTCATAAGCCCACAGGGTGGCGGGCTGCGCTTCGATCTGTGTGCGGATCCATCCGCCGGCCCATCCGGTCCCGGCCCGGTACTTCAGGGTCTGGATGACCGGCTGGCCGTCGTCCGTGTACCACGCGGCGACAACACCGACGGCGCGGCCGTCGAGCTCGGCTGAGAATGCCACGGCCGCGTGAGTGGGAACCTCAAGCCAGTGATCAACCGTGGTGGCAGCCCACGCTTCCGAGTCCACAACGGACTTCGTGGAATTGATCGGATCCTGACAAAGATACTCCGTGCCGAACTTCTGCGGCCCCATATCGGTGAGCCGCTCCCGGAGTGTGTCAATCGTGGTCATACCGGATGCGAGGCCGGCGTGTACTTGGGGCCACAGCGTCTCATCCGTGGGATCGGCTGAGACGGGAACCGAGTAGTCGAGGATGCCCCATCCTTTGCGGCCGCCCCGTGCCTCTTTCAGCGCCCATCCTAGGAGCGTCTCCTGCGAGTCGCCGGGCGTGCCCTCGATGATGAGCTGAACGGGACGCGTCCGGTCCTTCATCCGTCTAGTGTCCATGAGCGGGAGGATGCCCTGGAGGAGACGACGCCCGGCTTCTTCGGAGATCTCGCCCGCTTCTTCGATGCGCACAACATCAGCGGCCTTCGAGCGCACGGCTCCCGGTTTGGGTGCCACGACGTGCCACCGGCTTCGGGTTTCCTTCCAATACAGGTTCTCATCACCCTTGCCGATCTTGAACTGATACGTTTCCTCTTCGGGATCTGGAAAGTGCTCATCGAGCAGATCCTGCACGCCGATGAACATGTCACGCGCGATGGTCGCCGACTGCGCGGTTTCAACGATCTTGTACGCGTGGAGCGCCTGCATGCGGCCGAGGAGCACAGCGTCCGTGGAACTCGTTTTGCTCGAGCGGCGTCCGATCTGAATCACAACAACGTCATAGAGCGGGACACCGCTGCGGTCTTTCGCTTCGAGCAAGCTCGCAATCTGCACGGATTGGGGCAGCATCTCAAACCCCATGAGCTCATGCCCGAACTGGGCATCTTCCAAGTTCACATCATCGGGGACCGGGGAATAATACCTGGGCTTCGCCGTGAAGTCGTGGAGCTGGAGCGTCTGCTGCACTCCCCTGCTCTCATTTCGAGTTTCCATCTTTCCCCCTTTCCTAATCGTATCATTTCGTGAATCGGGGGGAGAACTTGCGGGGCACAGGGCCGGGGCTATGGGCTGAGCTGCAAAAACACTCATTATACGCACTCCCCGATAGCAGGACGGCTTACTATAGTATCAACACGTGGCGCACGTCGTGGTGTGGTGCGGTGGTTAGCTCGCACATTGCATGAGGCATGAGCTGGCCACACTTCGAGCTGTGAGAGCGGAATGCCCTGGGCTTTCGCTTCATCCCGGCTGATCGGCCAATGGTCAGCATGCCAATTCATCTCCGTGGTGACGAGGCCTCCACAGCGCGGGCACGGGGCCGGGAGCTTCGCCGCTGCGCGTGCACGAGCATCACGCTGGGTAACACCGTCATACCTGGTCTTACTCATGGCTTCAGTTCCTCAGTCTCGCATGCCACGATGACCTGCCCGGGCTTGCCTGCTTTCACGCGGGTGCGCACGGCTCCCACACGGTAGCGGCCCTGCACTGCACAGAAGCCTTCGAGCATGAGAGCGGCGCGGTTCGCCCACCACTCCACACGGTGGCTGGAGCCCGGAGTGATCGCAATCGCTAGGCTCACGGTCTCGGTCATAGCTTCAGCTCCAACTCCGTCACGAGCCGGTCAATCTCGGCAAGGAGATCCCGAATCACATCTGTGCTGGGCGTGCTGGCGCGATTGGTTTGCCGATCCACGGCCGTCAGCCCTGCTACACACTGCCCTAGCAACACGTCGATGCGTGCGCCGGGCGCGGTCCAATGCCCACGCTTTTCCGGTTTCATGCTGCGTTTTGAGGCACCGCGTAGTGCGATGTCACGAGCCAACCGCTGCGAGTCTCGCTTCCATGCGGCAGCATCACGCGGCCCATCGCCGTAACGGTCGATGATCTCTTGGCGTGCTTCCTGCTCCAACCAATACCCGGGCCGGATGTGCCCGTTCGGCAGCACGGCTGGTATCTCATCTTCCATGCTGCTTCCTCCTCAGCTTCCGGGCCTTCGCCTCTTCGGATTTGGCAACCATCGCCATAACGGCCGGCGCGATGCTGGACACGAGCGCACGAGGATCTAGCGCGTGCGTAGCTGTGCCGCCGTCGGCGGAGCCGTCGGCCATAGAAGCGCCCTGCGCGCCATAGGCGTTCTGCCACTGGGCTTCATCGTGGGCGCGCTGGGCGGCCACATTGATGAGTTGGCGGTCAGCCAAGCTTGTTTCAGGGTCGAATTGGTAACCACCTTCCGAATGGAGGGTGTCACCTCCTTCGTAAGAAGTGAGGAGGTCGGCAGGCATTTCCGGTTGGACTTTCCGGTGAGATGACGCCGCTCTCTTCGGGTTCACCGTCCCAAACCTGACCGCTGGCGACGCCTTGGAGAGCCGCTCAGCCGTCACTGCTGCACGGGCACGCACACGCTCATCCTTGAGCTTCCGAGCCGCCTTAATGAGCTCCACAAGCTTGGTCTTGATTATCTTGAAGAACGACGGGATACCCTTCCCACGCCTGCGGCCGCCCCGCGTCCACTCGATAATGCCCAGGGCCTCGAGATCCTCGAGGCACGTCCGAACATGCCGGACGCTGTATTGAGATGCGTCGGCTATTTGCTCCTGCGTCGCACGGCCACAACCCGTGGCATCATCAATGAAGCCCTGGGCAAGCGCGTGGAGCATCCACCTGCGGCCACGCATATGATGCCCACCAAGCTCGCCCCAACCCGCATTCTCAAGGGACCTGATCAATGACGGAACAGATGCATGAGCCGAGGGAGCCCACCCTTGCTTCTTCGGCGCGGTCATGCGGGAGCCTGCCCTAGGTCAACTGGCACTAGGTTGATCTGGAAACCAAACTCGCCCAACGCGTCAGCGATGCCGGCGGTGAACGCCTCCATGCCGGACGCAATGTAAGAGCGCTGCTCATCCTGAGGCATTTTGAGCACACGCTTGTAAATGACCGAAGCAACCGACTGAGCCGAGTTATCAATGAGCCACTCGGCGAACGTTCGTTGCTCATCCCTAGATGCGTCTTTGAACGGCCGCCCATCGCCTGTGGTAACAGCGTCGAGGACCTCACACGCTGCGAGGCGCACACCGGCGCGAATAGCATCCATATCGCTCATGCGGTCACCGCCTCGAGAGCACGAGCAATCTCGGCCGCGAGATGCTCAGGCAACGTACTTCCCGGTTCCATGCCCAGGCACGCGCCACACGAGCACCGGACTGGATAATCTCCAAGCTGGTAATCGGCGCAATGAGCCGTCAACACATCGGCAATAATCTCGAGCTGGTCAACGTTCATAACAACTCTTTTCTCTTAGGGATGCTCATGTGTGCCAAACTAATCGACTTTGGAATGCTTTGCAATTCGTTCGGGTTTGGGGAGTGTTTCCCCTTTTGCTACGTTTCGGATTGATTTAGGCTGCTACGCATGAGCACTCCATTACCCAAATTTGCAATTCGTAATACCGCCGACGTGGTTTCGGCGAACGTCCGCGCCCAAGCTGGTATACGCGGATGGAATCAGTCGGATCTTGTGAAGTTGACGGGGATGACGCAGCCCGCTATCAACAAGCGGTGGAATGGCCGCATGGCTTGGAAGCTCGAGGAGCTAGATCTTCTCGCACGAGTCTTTGGGATGTCACCTGCGGAGCTAGTTACTCCGATAGAGACCGAAAGACGGCGGGCTTTGAGAGCCGTCCAAGAAACAAAGAAGGCCCCGGACCTATCTGGGTCCGGGGCCTCGTGGCTCCCGCGGTTGGACTCGAACCAACAACCGTCCGATTAA